CGCCCCACAGGCCATCCGTCACAAGCCTTATGCCATAGACACTATTCAGGACCGTCTGGAAAGCACGGATCGCCTCCTGCCGTGTCCTGGGTCCGTAGTCTCCGTCCTCCGTCAGTCCGGCGATGAAGCGGCTGTTCAGCCACTTCTGGAACGCGAGCACGCCGGCCTCGATCTCTGCATCGTTGACCACAGAGATCTCCCCGGCGGTCCCCTCCTCGCCCGTCAGGCGCTTATTGACCTCCGCCACGATGTAGGGCAGCTTGCCCGCCAGATAGGGGCCGGGACAGTTGGTAGAGGCGAACATATCATGCCGGGTCAGGTTGCCGCTGGTGTCGCCGGTGTACACCAGCTTCCCGATGCCGTTTCGGCGGCAGATGTCCGCGCACAGATCGATGCACCGGGCGATGACCTTATCGCTGACAGGCCAGCTGCCGCCGGCGTAGCTGTTGGACAGCTCGATGGTCACCGCCTGGTTATCGTTCGCCCGGCTGGAGCTTGTCCAGGCCCGCTTATCCTCCGGGACATACAGTCCGATCCTGCCGTCGTATCCGATGCCATAGTTGGAGCTGGCAGCCCGGGTGCCGGTCTTGAACCAGTTGCCGCAGCCGTCCGCCGACATGACGCCGGCCATGTGGTGGATGGTGATCTTCCGGATCTTATCCGCCCGGGTGGAATAGTTCGGTGACAGGATGGTCACATCCGTCAGCGGACTGTTACTCATGCTTTCCCGCCTCCTCATCTACCTCCGGCAGGCCGGCCACGGAGGTGAGCAGGGACAGGAGGGCCGCCGTCAGGGCGGTGCCCAGCACCACGATCCAATCCACCTCCGCGATGAACACCGCCGCGGGGATCTGGGCCAGGGCCGCCTGGGCGAAGGTCTTCACGGCGCGGATGGCCGCCGCCTTGCCCCAGGTGTATACGGTTTTCTTCTTCATAAGGGGTTCCCTCCTTTACAACTCTGGTTTGTGCGCCGCCTTGTTCAAGTGTTTGTTCAGCTTGTCCAGGGCGTCTTTGCAGGGGCCGTTGCATCCCTGCTCGATCAGCCCCTCCAACGCACCGCGCAGGGCGTAGCAGATGATCGTCTGCTCCTCCTGCATATTCATGATGACTTCGTTCTGCTTCTTATTGTTCTCGATCACCTTATAAACCGCGATGATAGCGCCGACCAAGGCGCCGAGGGCCGCCAGCAGACTCGCGGCCCGGATTATTACATCTGCATCGACATACAAATTAACGGACCTTCCTTCCTTGTTTTTTTCGCAGTGCTGACAGCCTCAGATCATCTTTTTCACTTTCGGCGCCCTCCTTTCGCTATAAAAAAGCGGAGGCCGCCGAAGCGGTCCCCTCTATGTTGATTTGACTTATAGTGTTCACGGCCGAGTAAACGCAGTCGAGATAAGGGTGCGGATCGCCCGACAGGAAAAGTCTTTCATTTTTTGTCCTCCTCAAGACACTGTGAAACTGATGCCGTCGCTCCAAGTCGGAGTTCTAACGCCGCTGACCGACCGCATAATGCAAACCTTGAAAGCACGTCCATTGTATGAGATTGCTTGTCCCATTACTCTCCATGCGTTGATGCGGTAAAAGTACAGACTACCGCCCGATGTGTAGCCAAGTTCTGATGCAAGGCCATCACTTGATTCAATGTTGAGCAGAGCCATGCTCAGATTTGGCATGGCATTGTAAATGTCGATGGTCGTTGCAGTAGAAGTCAGACCAAGCTGGGAAAGGCTGGTATAAACCTTGAACCCGTTAAAGTTATTGGCGAACTTACTGTTTAGTGTATCAACGCCCGCATCCACCTCGTTGATCGCCGCCACAAGATTGCTTTTTGCGGCGGTGGTGAGGCTGGAGAGTGTACCCTCAACGCTCTGGGCGCGGGAAGTTTCCGCAGAGATCGCGGCGGCGTTCGCCTCCTCAGCGGCAGTGGCACGAGCCGTTTCTTGCGATATCTTGATTTCCGCATCCGCGTCATTGAAGGCATATTCTGTGGAGTCATTTTCCAGATTGAAATAGCTGACATCATTTGCCATCGTTCATCAACTCCTCTAAATGTTTTTCAATCCGCTCCAGACGGCTCTCAAGGTCTTTGATCTTCGCGTCCTGCTCCTGGATCAGCGCGAGCATTCCGGGGATGATTCTACGCTCGTCCCAGCTTTCCACCTTGCCAGCACGGTCATGGATGACAGCGGCGGGATAATGCTCGTCCACGTCCTCGGCGATAAGGCCGGGGAGCGTCTGGCCCTCCATGTCGGCATACTGGAGGATAACGCCATCGTTGTACCGGAATTGGACCACGGGAAGGTCAAGAAGCCTGTGCGGGTCCAGGTCGCCCTCCATCGGCTTGATGTCATGTTTGTAGCGCCGGGAAGACGTGGAGGCATAAGCGATTTGCTTGTTGTTGATTTTCTCGCCCGAGCTGTTTACTTCAAGACTCTTCCCCCAGCCGCCTATCCAAAAACTGTTATTTCCGCACACAAGGCCGATTTGCGTTGTTCCGTGCACGAGCGTGTAGTTCAGACCCATGTAGGTGTTGCTGGCGGTGGAGTTGTACGGATTGCCAACGGATTCTCTAAAGCGATAGGTCGGAGTCGCCGTGTCGCTCGATACGCCAAAGTTGATTATCTTCTGGCTCAAGATGCCGTTGGTGCGGATGTACTCGTTGTGGCCCTGGTAGTTGCTTTCGCAAACCACGGTCTGGATTGTCTGGCCGGGGAATTCAAGGCTACTGCAACCTCTTGTCTGCGTAGAATATCCGCTGACCTCGTTGTAAACGGTTACAGTCTTAGTTCCGCAGAACATCTCAACGTTTGCATTGTTCAACGTCAGGTTGCCGGTGATTTCCGCGCCGGTATTGTCCAGCTTGCCAACGCGACTGCCGGAGGCGTTGTAGATCTCCAAAACGCCGTTTCCGTTGTTTTGTCCACCCAGCTTCAGAGTCCCGCCCAGGATGCGGTCAGCGAGCATCGTCCCGGCGGTTATGAGGTTTGCAGACAAATGTCCCGCTCCAATGAAATCTGCATTGAAAACGCCGTTGATAGTCCATGCAGATGAATAAGGCCCATTGATCCCGTTTGTGCTGAATCCGATGCCGTTCTGATTTAGCCGAATAACATTGGTCGCCGTTGCCATGTCAGCGGTGTTCATGATGTACATCTCTTCCGGCTGACCGTCTGCGTTGTAGCCGAAGACGATAAAGCCGCCCTGGCCGCCGGTGATGAGCGAGGTCTGGTCGTCAACATACTGAGTGAGATTTGCCGCCACCTGGTTGGCAAAGTACCCGGCCTGGACAACGGCTTGCTCCGCGGTCTGCTCGATGGACACCACCTGCTGAGCAAGTGTGGTCTTCGGGTCGCCGACTTCGATGCTGTCATAGCGATCCAAGAGGACGTTATAGACGGTCTTGACCACTTCGGCGGTGACAGAAACTCCAAGCGCGTCATAAACCACGGTGACGGTATCACAGAGATTGATGCGCTCAAGGACTTTGTACTTGTCATAGCTGACTTTCCAATATGCGTTGTGCAGCGTCACGGTATCGCCGTTAACAGTGCCGTCCACGTCTTTGAGCGTATCGCCGTCCACGCTGGCCGGGATCACGAGGGTGGAAGACGGCTCACCGATGGAAACGCCCTCCACATCGGCCAGATTCACAAAGGAAACAGTGATTGAGGTTTTCGGGATGCCGATGTTATTGTCCGTAATGTACTTGTTCGCCCGCTGGCGAAGCTGGGCCACCGTGGGTTTCGTCTGCCACTCCTGCGAGAAATCAACAACGATGGTCCGCTTGTACGGGAAGTTTGATGCGGTGGAGGCCCATACCGCTTTTTCCGGGAGTGTTACCAGTTCCCCCGTCTGCATGTCCATCCAGTAGGGGCAGATGCCAGTGTAGACGCTTGTCAGATCTTCATCGTTTGTGAGGTCGGTTAGGTTTTTCGCGTAGCGGATGGTAACGCCGCTGTCCACGCCGCGGTTGACGTAGAGTTTCACAAGCCAGTTATCAAACTCGTACTCACCGTTTCCGAAGACGTCCAAGATAGACCCTTGAGAGCCGCCAAGCAGCTCACGGATGGGGCGGGGATAGTCAACGGAGTAGTTTGCCACGGTCGCCTTATTTGTCCAAAACATAAACGGGCAGGTCTGGACGGCGTAGTTTGCAAAGCCCGCCAGAGCCTCCGCACAGGTGTTGGCCTGGAACGGCATGACCGGAATGAGGGATAGCTGATAGCTGATGTGCTCCGCATGGATGGTGCAAATCCCATCCAGCGGCTTCTCGATGCGGTAGATCCGGAACGACTGCTTCGCTTTTCCCTCCGCGGGGACGGCGGCGATGATGCGGGAGTTGGTGATTTCGGAGAACAGCGCCCCGGTGATGGGGTATTCCATCTCCAATTCATAAACGCCGTTCCGCTCTTCCGTGACGGTGCAAGAAATAGCGTCCACAAGGCGGCCTATCCCGTTGCTCGTGAACGCTGTGTCGGTTGATTCGAAAAGATATGGGATCATACGGTCCACCACCTAGGTTGGATTTGGATGCTAGACACATTCCCGGTCATGCTGATGCCCGTAGTTCCGGGAGCCAGCACAGGGAACGAATCGGAGGACATGGAAACCAGGCTGTTCGCATTGACAGCGCCATTGAACGCCGCCATTGCTTCGCAGTCGATGTCGATGTATTCCAACTGATTCTGCTGGATGGTAATCGTGACATTTCCGATGGTGACGGTTCCATAGCCGTACACTCTGATATTTGGCTTTGCCGTAAAGCTGGTTTGGTTTGTGATGTAGCCGCTTTGCAAAAACGTTTGAATAACGAGGCCACTAACAAGAAATCGTTGAGGCATACAGTCAAACGTCAACACTGCTGCGCCGGCAACCAGGTCTCTTGACACGACATCGCTTTCCCAGTTCGTAAGGCGAGCCATGCGGAAATAATTTTCGTTTCGGCTGTCCCGCAATATGGCATAACCATCCACCGAGAGCAGCGCCGCCACAAGTGCCGCATAGTTTGACATGTAGTCGCTTTTGAAAAAAACTTGATACTCAACCTCCACGTTTTGGAAGCTACCATTAGGGAGTACGAGATCTCCATTTTTGCCGGGAATCTGCACTATCTCCTCTGACCGCCTTGCGACGTTCGCCGGATACATCGAATGGACATAAGCTCCATATTCAGCGCAGTTCACGCCGTTAAATTCAAATGTATTCATGCAAACGCCGCCTTTCTACGGTCAACAGCAGCACTCAGGCGTTCTGCTACTCGATCTGCCAGGGTTTTCTCATCCATACCAGCAGAGGGGTAAACATTGATGGTAATTCCATTGCCGGCACCAGCGGCAACCGCGCTGGATATCATATCCATCATCATGGACTGACCGATCACGATTTCGCCACCGGCCCCGTCACCGAAACCTTTGTACCCATCGGCAGTGCCCAGGATCGTTGGTGAATTGAAAAGGATAGGATCGCTATAAGCCTTTTTGTACCACTCAACGCGGAGGGAAAACGGGTCGGGGATCGTGCCGATCAGCGGGTAGGTTACATACTTGTCGAATTTAATGTGCGGCAGTGGGATGTAGGGCAAGCTCCAAGAGAAATTGAACAGGCTTTTTATCCACTCGATAGCACTTGCTACGGCGTTATACGCACCCCAAATCTTGTCGTAGATCGTATTATAAATATTACTGAAGACAGTGGAGACGGTGGTCCATGCTCCATTGAACGCAGTGGAGATGCTCGTCCAAATGCTAGCAACAGTGGTCGAAACGGTTGTCCATGCACCTGTCAGGGCCGTGCTGATGCTCGTCCAGATGCCGTTGAAAATCGTGGTAACAGAGCCCCACGCCCCCGTGAATGCGGTTGTGATACTCGTCCAGATGTTATTGACGGCCGTAGATACCGAAGTCGATATGCTGTTCCAAATCGTAGTGATGGTCAATTGGATGCTCGTGATCGTGTTGCTGATCGTTGTCTTGATGTTGTTCCAGATGTTCATGATCGTGGTCTTGACGGCGTTCCAGGCGTTTGTGGTTGCTGTTTTAATGGCGTTCCATTTGTTTACAATGCTCGCCTTCAGGCTCTCAATGAGCGGACCAAAGTCTTTCTTGAGCTGTTCCCATGCGGCCTTGATTGCTTCCCAAAGCTGACTGATCAGCTCCGCGCCCGCCTCAAGCATCTGAGGGCCATTCTCCACGAATGTGTTGACAAGGGTCATAACCATGTCGGGGATTGCGGCCACAAGATCAGGAATCGCTGAGATAAGACCTGTTAGAAGTGCAATGGTAAGCTGCCAGCCGGCTTCAATCAGCAACGGAAGATTCTCGATCAACGTATTGATGACTGTCGGGATAACCTCAACGATGGCCGGGATAAGGTCAGGCAGCGCCTCTGTGATGCCTGTTATCAAGGTTAGTACAACGCTAATTCCGGTGGTAATCAGCTGCGGCAGGTTGCTGACAATGGACTGGATGAGTTTGAGGATAATCTGTGTTCCAGTCTGCATCAGGTCGGGCAGATGCTGAATGATAGCATCGGCAAGCGCCGCAATGATACCTCCGCCGATTTCAAGCACCTGCGGCAGGAGCGTGTCAACCTGGTCAACAAATTCGCTGATGCCGGCGTTAATGTCTTCCATGCCGGACATATCGCCGCTGAAGACCTTTGCCAAGCCATCGGTGACGGACGTGCAGGCCGGCAGGAACTGACCTATCATGTTGTTCTTCACGCCGGTCAGCGTACCCGTCAGCGTTGTCATGGAATCTGTGAAGTTTGCAGACGCGGCGACCATCTCGTCAGACATGACCATGCCGTAGTCTTCAGCCATCTGCATCTGTTCCATGATCGCATCGGTGCCCTCGTTCAGGAGAGGCCCAAGATCGGATCCGGCGCGGCCCAGCAACGAGGTGGCAAGCGCGGTCCGTTCCGTTCCATCCTCCATGCTGGACAAGCCCTCGATAACACGCCCAAACAGATCTTCTTTTGAGAGCGTTGCGACCTCCTCCTGAGAGATGCCCAGCGCCTGGAAGTCTTCGCTGTTTGCCTGAGCCTGTGCGGAGAGCGTCTTCATGCCGGTCTGGAGGTTGTCAACGTTCGTTCCGGCCCTCTCCATGACATAGGCCCACTGTTGATAGGAAGATGCTGAGAAACCGATTTTCTGAGACATCTTGTCCACGTTATCGCCATAAGCCGCAACGTCCTTCGCTCCATTGACGATTGCAGCGGTTCCAGCTGCGGCGGCGGTAGCTACTGCGGCGGTGGCGCCGGCCACAACCTTTCCAGCCGTCTTCATGGTCTGCCCGAAAGAGCTGCCAAACGAATTGCCGGCGCTCTTACCGGCGCTCTGGCCGGCAGAACTAGCCTCAGAATTAAGCGCACCAGATATCGCCCCGGATATGCCCTGGGTGCTTGGAACGATATTTATATATGCAGTGCCTAGCTCAGCCATAATCTCCCCCCTTTACACTTGATTGTTTGCGCGTATCCTCTCAAATTCTTCAATGCTCATGCTCGCGGGGTCATCGTCCGCTTCAATGAGCCGTTTCGCTATCATATCGGGCCGATTATTACCCTTTGAGGCGTCTTCTGTTTTCGACCACACCAGCAGGGACAGTCTGTCCACCGCTGATGCAATCAGGAAGGTTTGGGTATCCACCTTCATGCCGGACATCTTCCGGCGGATTCTCGAATTATCCCCCAGCCCACACGCCAACGTGGCTATCAACGGTAAAGGGTGCGCCCACATATCCAAAATGTGATATGTCTCTGCGAAATCGCAGATGAGCGCATCCTTATCCGTTTTCAGCATGTAGGCTAGGGTCAGGAGTTTTTTCCTTCTTTGAATCCAGAAATGATTTCCACAATCTCGTTCGTCACCGCTTCGATGGGAACCTTCCCAGATTCCGTGCGAACGTGATCATAGAGTTCCTTTTTCTTGTCGCTCCCCAGAATCAGCAAACAGACACGAGACAAAGCAAGGTGGTTCCCGCCGTCCGCCTCATCAAGAGCATCGACCAGCTCCATGTTGTCAAACACTTCGGGGTCGATTTCGTACTCAAACCCGGATTTCGTTTTCATGTGGTATCCTCCCAAATGTTGTTAGTCGCCCTTGATATACTCGTAGTGAGTATTACCGGAAGCGTCAGGCATGGCCGTCCAGGTCACGTCATAGCCCACAGCATTGGACGTGACGTAGGTGATGTCGCCCACAGCGGTGATCTTCGCATCGGGCAGGACAACGCGCTTCATAACGCCGTTGCGGAGCACCATCTCGAAAACATAGATGAACTCCTCGGCCTCGTCAGCGCTGGCAGAGACGGTGATGCCGGTCTCAAGGGTGCCGGTGACGTTGCTGGAACCATAAACGGTCTTCAGCACTTCAACGTTGAGCGCCTCGATCAGCTTCGCCTTCCAGGTGTCGGGCTTCTCGGTCTGGATCGTCAGGACAGTAGAGCCGCCCCACTCCTTAATATCGGTGGTGGACGGGCTGTTGGTGTTGGTCAGGCCACCATCGGACACATAACCCAGGCCGACAAACGCTTCGCCAAGAGCGGTAGTCGCATCGCTGGGAAGGGTCGTACCGATGGGAGCACGGAAAACAGCGCCGCTGACCTTCGGGGTTCCGGCGGTGACATAAGCAGTCGTATTCGCCATTTGATTTCCTCCAATCAGATGTAATTGACAAGATCAAACACGGCCTGATAGCGGAAAGACTTGTCAGCCGTGTTTGTAAATTCATAATCGCTGTTCAGAACGCAGTCGGGGATCTCGTGATTCTCCGTGATGTCCCGCATGACCGTCTTCATGGTCTCGTTCATGACCGCCGCCTCATACAAGGTCGGCGCGTAACTTTGAACAGCGATTGTCGTAGTGTATATGTGGTTTCGTTCGCCAGATCCGGTTTTTTGAACGATGTAATACCGCTCAGGCCGGTCCTTCGGGCGGACCATGTAAACAGGGTCTGACAGGTTTTCTGATAGATAATCCAAAACGAATTTTTCAATCATTCATGCCAGCCCCCTTCAGTAGTGTGTTGTATTCCAGGTTGTCTTTCTTGGCTTTCTCAGAAGTTGCAAAAACATAGGCATGAGCACGGTCACGACCAATGAATGTCTTATAGTCATAACCTTCGCCCATGCCTGAAACATATTGAGCGCCATAAGAATCAACCAGCGATAGCATTTCGGCAGACTTCAGCAGCTCGCCCACGCCAGCCGTGTTCAGCTCAAATGTGATATCAGCCATACCGCTCCACCTGCACCTTTGTGTTCCAGTCGAGCGGGATCAAGTCATCAATGCCCTTTGTGGCATAGCCAAACGTCCGCCACCGGGCGCCAAAAAATTCAACGATCTGACCTTCCCATTCGTGCGTGTCGCCCTTCGGGATCGCAAGCGTATAGACCGCTTTCTTCCCCCACAGGTTCTGCGCATCAATGACCTCCTGAGAGGACGCTGGCGCCACCAGGACATTTTCTACATCCACTGGTGTGTCTGTGTAGATCGCTTCGTTGAACCCATCCACGCCGGTCTTGGTGAGCTGGTGGAGGGTGACTGTTATTCCTTTAAGGATTTGTGCTTTCGAGACCATAAAGATCAATCACTCCCCACCGCTGCCGTTTTAGGCCAAGGCGCTTCAACTCGTTATTCAGAAAGTACAGATCTTCTCCGGGATTCACAAAGGTCCCGGACACAGTGTAGCCAAGCGCAGATTCAGACATCTGCGACATGGCCCCCTGCGTGTCAGACTTGCCGAGGACGCGAGTGATCGCTGAGATGGTAACCATCTTCGCGACTTCACCAACGTCCTCGTCGGCAGCAATCATTGCATCGAGATCTTTCCCGACCTTTTTTGCTTCCATTCGGAGCATAGAAGATGCAATCGGAATAAGAGTATCGGCGCGGGCTTCCTCGTCTGCCGTCAATGCGCGGTAGACGGCAATAATGTCATCGACCGTGCAGTATTCAGCAGCCATGCGATCACCTCAAGCCTTAGTTTTTTTCGGCTCAGTCTTTGCCTTCTTGACGGCGGCAGGTTTGTGCCCCGCCGCCGTGTACTCGTCCACACGGGATTCGTCAACATACATGACGCCGCCCGTGAACTTATTGATGAACTCAACCATATCAGGCAGTGGCACCGGTCAGCAGGTTGAAGCACTCAAGATCAGCGCGGAAACCGACCTCGATCTCAGCGCGGACGGCAAACATGTTCTGCTGCCACAGGTTGATCGTGGTGTTGCCAGAGGTGAGAGTGGCCTGATCGCTGATGGCGATCTTCACGCCCTCCACGGTGCCGTAGAGCGCCTTGCTCCAGTCGCCGGCCACGCCGACAACGGCAGGATTGCTGGAAGCGGCGGCCTTGTAGATGCCACGGTTGAAGTAAGAGGGAACGCCCAAGATCCGATCAACAGCGCCATCAGAAACGGAGTTGACAAACAGGGGCCGGCCGGTGGTGTCAGTGGCGGCGAGCAGGATGCCGCGAGCCTGAGCGCCCAGGGCAAAGCCGGACAGGATACCACCATGGGTGGCGATATCGGTATCAGCGGCGACCAGACCGGCATACACGCCAGTGCCACCGGAGCCGGGCAGGATGCTCTGAGCGGTGCAGCTGGCAAAGGTGTCGAAGTTGCTGCCAGGAGCATTGGTGGCGCCGATCACAGTGTTGTCGAATTTCGCACCCAGGACACCGGGCAGGCGGCTGATCAGAGCCTCATACAGAGCGTCATCATTGCGGCGGAACTCATCGGAGAAGGCCTCGATGACGGCCAGCTTATAGACCTGCATGACCTTGGTGGACAGAGTGGAATCGCTGACGGGCTTCGCGGTGGCCTCGGTAACCCACGCGGCGGCGGGGTCGCCCGCAATCACGGGGATGGTCAGGCCGTTGCCGGGAAGGGTCACATGGCGGGAGAGCCGCATGATCGCGGATTCTTCCTGGGCCTTCTGAAGGATCTCGTTGGATACGCTGGTGGGCAGCGTGATGGAAGCAGTAGTAATTGCCATTTTTTATTCTCCTTTGAAATTTTCTGAGAACCAGTTTTTAAACTCGTTCTTCGCGGTAGGTTTGCTTGCACCGCTCTCCGCAGATGCAAGCGGCTGTTTTGTCCCTGCGGACGTTCCCAGGAGTGCCTTCAGCCCTTCAGCGGACTTTTTGATGCTCTCCTCGTCTTCGCCACGGAGGAACTCGATTGCGTCATAGGACAGCCCGGCCTCATGAGCGATTCGCGTTTTTACCGAGGCGGTCTCGTAGTTTTTGATTTTGGCATCCATCTCGGCGATGTCAGTGTCGTACTTTGCCGCCTTTTTGGATGCTGCATCAATCGCTCCATTCAGGTCAGAGATCTGCTTCTCATAGTCCGCCTTGATCTTTTCCACATCATCAGCGGAAATAAAGCCCTCATAGCGCTTGGCGTATTTCTCCTCAGCGCGGGCCAGCCGGTCTTTGACCATTTCGTCAAACTGTTCCTGTGTCGTGATGGTTTCAAATGCCATAGTTTTTGCCTTTCCCCACTTAACCGTTGTGGTAACGTAATTTATCAATCCGCATTTCTGCGATTAATAACTGATGCGCTGTTTCTTTTCCTTATGAGATGCACACAGCCAATAAGCCAGAAGCAGACTGTCGAGGATTGCAACCTCGCAGTCATCTCGGATGGACTTATAGCCAAATCCGCCATTTGACCCTATCGTGCGCTTGTCGCAGTTGGAGACGATCTGCTCTACCGCCGGCTGGTCTCGATGAACCAGACCGCCGGACACGACCGCCTGCTCAAACGCTGCGTTGGCCTGGATGATCTCCGGCACCTTCGGGACAAAAGGAAGCGGACGAACGTGATTGTCTCGTGCCGCCTTAATCAGCAGCTGTGAGCCATTCGCGCCGTCCACTATCGTTTTGGCTATATCAGATTGTTCAAGAAATTTGATGATCCACGCATTCCCTTCACGGACAGACCGACAATCTATCGACTCAACAAATATTTCGCCAGTCTCCGTGCGGACCGCAACCGACATCGCAACATTCACGTCATCGCGCCCGTACTTAATGCCGACAAACAGCTTGCCCTTCAGTTTCGGCGTGGTCGGGATCTCCAACCGCTTCCACTCGGCCTTGCTGATCGCGGACTTCTGGTTGTACTTCAGCCAAAGTCCCAGCCGCTGGATGTTGAAGTCAACATTATCATCGGTTATCTCTGCGCGGATCGTGCGCTCTGTCAGGACACTGCCCAGAGACGGGTTCGTTTCATACCAGTTGTCAACGTTGTATACGTCTTCCACCAGTTCGTCAACGGACCATTCCTCCCAGGCTGATTCATAACCCTTCCCCGTCAGGACGGTATCGCGATATTTTTGGAATACCGTGCCGGCGGACACAGCGGTCGGCGGCGTACCAAGAAACACTGTCTGAGGGTTTCTGGAGTCCGTCACGATGTACTTGAGCGCCGTCTCCTGCGCCTCCGTGTACTCCTGAGCCTCGTCTATTACCAGAAGGTCGTAGCCTTCGCCCAGGGCACCTGAAGACGTGCGGGTGCGGAACTCAATGATGCCGCCGTCCACTGTGTATAGGTGTTCTTTTCCGAACGCCTTGAAGGACGATGCTATCTCAATGCCTATCTTCGCGCACATTTGCTCAAGCCGCGTCCAAACGGCATGAGCGGTGGTGGAGCGGTGGGCCGTGTAAAGAATCCGCTCTCCATGTTCCAGGCCCCAGATGCACCGCATCAGCACATCCTCCGTCTTCCCGTTTCGCCGGGGGACGGCGTAGCCAAATTTCTGATGCACCCAAAGCCCCTCGGCGTCATATGCCATCATGTTCTGGCACAGACGCTCTTGCCACTCCAGCGCAGTGTTCCCGCACTGGTTGTAAAGTGCTATGGCCTCATCGCCATGTGTGGTCTCATAATCCAAAACAACAGACTTCGTGGGGAGCTGGCGGCCTTGCCGCTTCTCCATGTTTTACCTCCCGCCGAGTTAAAGTCCGATTGTCTTTCGCCGCTCCAGATCCGCGGGGGCTTCGCGCCATATCATGTCGCGCCCCTGGACCGTGGTCTTCTTGTGTGTCTTGTATGTGATCATGCATCCACAGCCGGTGTGCCGCTCAAACATCCCCATAGAGATTGCTTCCGCAACGGGGACATCGGTGCCGCACCGCTCCAGGCACCACTCACACACATCCTTACGGTGATTAACGCCCACGCCGTCATAAACACGAGTCACCAGCGTTTCAAAACCGGCTCCATCCAGAAATTCTGCATTCAGCCGCTGTCCATCGTCCACCGTGGTCATGGAGAAATTCTCCACTTCCTTCTTCATCTGGTCGATGATGCCGGTGCCGGCGTCCGCAAGCTGGTTCGCCATGTTTTCGGCGCGGATGCTGTCAAACGCCGGGGTGATAGGATTCAAACCAATCCCCAGCTCGGTGTTGATATCCTCCTGGACAGACGCAATGATGTTGGCTATCCGATCATAGTTCATGTGCAGTGAACGCGGGATAAGCGCCAGCGCTTCCTCCAGCGTGATTGCTCCATCGGGGCAGTAAAGATCAAACGCCTCACCAAGCGCATCCGCCAGGGCGCCTCCATACTTCTTGGCCAGTGCCTGTGCCGCCTGGTATGTACCAACGCGGCGGGCGGCCTTTGCCGACTCGTAATAGGCGTCTCGCACATACTTATAAGCCGCTTCTGTGTCCATATCAGATACCCGTCAAGGCTTCCAGCTTCGGCTCCGTCACATAGCCAGGCAGCGCCGTGTTGAGTTTGATTGCCCCATCCCCGATCAGAGACAGCATGGAGCTGTCCGGCTCGAAGATCGGATACCACCGCGGCGTTGTGAGATAGATCTGCTTCCGCTGGTATGTGTACTGGTCGCGCAGACACGCAGCCAGGAATCCGGCATTGAGGAATCCGGTGCCGAAGGTCCTCTGTGCTTTCCGTGCGGCAAGCCGCAGATTTTCATGCGATGCCTTGATCGCCTCCGCGCTGGATGGATTGTCGGACACAAAGCCGAGGTCATCCAACGTCAAACCGGTCTCGCCGGCGAACGCGGACGCCGCCGTGCGTAGCTGCTCGGTGTACGGGGACATGGACTGCTGCGCGAACTGTCCCAGCGAGGGGGACTCTCCGTCTTCGTCCTTGTCGAACTGCAACATCATGGACATGGCGGCCTTGTATGCATCCATGTGTTCTGCCGCCGGATCCATGCCGACAACGTACCGCTGTGGCCACGAGTAGAACTCCGCGGAAATCTCCGAACGCTCCAGGACTCGCTTCGCATACTCCTGAAGATACATACACGCCCGGCTAATCCTCGAATGTCCGAATGGCCTGCTGGCGTCCGGCCGGTACACAATCGGCACCATCAGCGCATACGGCGCTTCATTCGTGACGCTCCAGATCGTCCGCCCCTGGATGTAAGTGGTCCTGCCGGCAATGAAATATGCCTCCAGCGTGGGGCGCTCCGTCTCGGAATCCCGCTCAAGCACGGCGTAGCCTTCATTGAGCATCATCGTGATCGGATCCATAACGCCAGTGGCATCTCCACCGGAAATCACCTGCAAACGTGGGTAGCCGCTCTCGTCTGTGCTGATGTAAATGAAGTCACAGCTTGAAATCAGCGCTCCCAGAATCGCGGAATCGAACAGAACGTCCGCATTGTTCATCTGGTAGATCTGATTCAGGTTGAAGTTGTCGTTGTCTGGACTGAAACCGCGGAACACCAGCCGATCTGCCAGCCCATCCACGGCCTTTCCACACCATCCGAGCGTGGCCTTATACTGTTCCTTCAACGCAGACGGAATCGTGATGCCAGGATCATACGCCCAATGCTTCATGTCATAATATTTGTAGCGCAGTTTCACCCGGCCACGTTTGCTTTCCAGCTTGCGGCGGAGATATTCAATGCCCTTGTACTCTGCCAAATGCTTTCACCTCCCTTTCGTTTGTTTGTGTCCGCCTGTCGTGCACAGTGTCCACCCCGTGTGTTTTTCTTCCCA